GTAGCGAACTCAAGGCAATTCTGGAGCACCCGCATATTCCGCGGAGGCTGGACGAGCGGGGGCTGGACCGGTTTCTTTCGGTGAACTACGTGCCGGGAGACAGGACTCTCATCGAGGGGATACGCAAGGTGCCGCCGGGGCACTTACTCGAATGGAGCCGGGGTAAGTGCCGGATGGAGCGGTGGTGGGAGTTGCCGCGCGAGGGCGCGCGGCCCTATTCGCTAGAGGCGGCGAAGGAGGAGTTGGACGGACTGCTGCGCGAATCCGTGAAAGAGCACTTAGTTTCGGACGTACCGCTCGGCGTATGGGCGTCAGGCGGAGTGGATTCCTCGACGATGCTGCACTATGCGGCGGAACAGAGCGGGAGCAGGCTGAAGACATTCTCGGTTTCTTTCCAAGGGCGGAGTTTCGATGAGAGTCCGTACTTCCGCGAAGTGGCGGATGTCTATGGGACGGACCACCATGAGTTCGATCTAAATCCGGAAAGCGAACTGGAGAGCGCGATACAGGATTTCGCCTATTACTCGGACGAGCCGAGCGCGGATGCGGGAGCGCTGCCGGTGTGGTTCCTTTCGCGGATGAGCCGGCAGTACGTTACGGTTGCGCTATCGGGGGAAGGCGCGGACGAATTGTTCGGTGGGTATGAGACATACCAGGCGGACCGGCTGGCGAGACCGCTGCGACTGACGCCGCGGTGGATGCGGCGCGCGGTGCATGGGGTATTAGAACGATACGTGCCGGTATCGGACGAGAAGATCGGGTTGGAATACAAGATCAAGCGCGGGATAGAGGGAAGTCTGCTGGAGCCGGACGAGGCGCATTTCTTCTGGAACGGGACGTTTTCGGGCGAACAGCTCAAAGCGATCCGGCGCAGCGGCGGCGACAACGATCTGGCCGAGTTAGCGCGTCAAGTGGCGACGGGCAACGGCGGCGTGGTGGAGCGATATCTGCGGGTGGACCAGAGTTACTATCTGCCGGATGACATCCTCTATAAGACAGACCGCATGAGCATGGCGCATTCGCTGGAGGTGCGGCCGCCGATCCTGGACCATAGGATCGTGGAGTTCGCGGCGCGGCTGCCGGCGAGGTTGAAGATTCGCGGATGGCGGCAGAAGTACGTGTTGAAGGAACTGATGCGCGGGAAGCTGCCGGAGAGTGTGCTAAACCGGAAGAAAGCCGGGTTTGACATACCGACGCACGACTGGTTCCGGCGGCCGCTGCGGCGGCTGCTGATGGACACGCTGACGCCGGAGGCGGTGAGGGCGAGCGGCATTTTTCACGAGGGCGCGATTGAGACGCTAATCCGCGACCACATGGAAAGGCGGGTCAATGTGGGATACCACCTATGGGGGCTGCTGACGCTGTTTCTGTGGATGAAGCGCTGGAAGGTCGAGTTATAGCGGGCGCGCGGGCGCTCCGAATTCGTCTTCACCAATGTAATAAAAAGTTTCGTTCGTGAGTTTTCAATAAGTTAAGTGGGATTTCGGGGTAGGCGTGTGAGCGCCCCGATGATACATTCAAGTCGGGAAGAGAGTTGCACGGCTTCGCGAGCGATCGCGGAGCCGATTTTTTTTGGGACAAACAATGCCGAGCAAGGTGCCGAGCAAAGCAAAGAAGAAAATCAAACCTTGCGAGGACTGCAGCTACTACCAGGCGCTCAAACAGAAGCTCAAAGTCTCGGAAGTACTGGCGCAAACGATCGCCAAGTTCGAGGACAGAATCACGGACGCCAATTTCAGCCCCTCGGTGGGGGACTACATCAAACTGGTGCAGATGAAGAACGAGCTAGAGGAGGCATCCGACGAGGCGAAGGAGATCAGAGTGACATGGGTCGAGCAACCGACGTCCGAAACCGAGAAATAGCCTATGACCCACTTCCCTCGCAGCAATCCTTTCACGACCTGAAAGCGCGATTCAAGGGGTTCTCCGGGCCAATTGGGAGCGGTAAAAGCCAAGCGCTTTGTCAGGAAGCGATCCGCCTGAGTTATCAGAATCCGAGGGGGATGGGTCTGCTGGGGGCGCCGACTTACCAGATGCTGCGGGACGCGACGCAATCAACGCTGTTCGAGATACTGGACGGCAACCAAATCCCGTACGAACACAATAAGGCAGAGAACACGGTGCGAATGAGGGACACGGGCTCACGGATCGTGTTCCGGCCGGTGGATGAGTTCGAGCGGCTGCGCGGAACGAACCTGGCGTGGTTCGGCCTGGATGAATTGACTTACACGCCGGAGGAGGCGTGGCTGCGGCTGGAAGGCCGGTTGCGGGATCCGAAGGCGCAGAGGCTGTGCGGCTTCGCGGTGTGGACGCCGAAAGGCTACGACTGGGTGTACCGGAAGTTCATGGAGGAGCCCACCAAGGGGTACGGAGTTGTGGTCGCGCAGCCGTACGAAAACCGGCACTTACTAGCGAAGGTTCCGGATTTCTATGACCGGCTGCGGGAAAGTTACGACGAGCCGTTCTTCAAGCAGGAAGTGCTGGGCGCGTACGTGAGCCTGAGCGGAAGCACGGTTTACAGTTCGTTTACGCGGGCTGGAAACGTGCAGGGCGCGGCGACCGACCAGCGGCGGCCGTTGCTGTGGGCTCTGGACTTCAACGTGGATCCGATGAGTTCGCTGGTGGTGCAGATGGTGGGGACCACGGTGCAGGTGCTGGATGAAATCGTGGTGCGAAACGGGACGACGATGGACGCCTGCGAGGAGTTCCTGAAGCGGTGTCCGGAGCATTGGGCGGGCCTACATATCTACGGAGACGCGTCGGGGAACCAGCGGCAAACGACGGGAGCGTCGGACTACGAGATGATCCGGGAATACTTTCTGGCGCACTCGGGGATGAAGCTTCAGTACCACGTGCCGAGGGCTAACCCGAGCGTGCGGGAACGGGTGAATCTGACGAACGCGAAGCTACGATCGGCGGCGGGCGACGTCTGGCTGCTGGTGGACCCGAAGTGCAGGGAACTGATCAAGGATTTGGAGCAGGTGACTTACAAGGCCGATTCGAGCGTGATCGACAAAGACAGGGACCGAATGAGGACGCACTTATCGGACGCGTTGGGGTATTTGCTATGGCAGGAGTGCAGAATGCGACCCAGAATCGGGGAGCGGCAGGAGCGACTGTTCTAATCATGCAGACGATCAACCGGGAGCATCCGGAGTACATCGCACGAAAGTCGACATGGAGACGCTACAAGGATCTGTACCTGGGAGGCGACCAGTTACGGGCGCGCGCCGCGGAGTACCTGCTGCGGCGGCACAAAGAACCGGGCGAGGTTTACCAGGAGCGGCTGAATCGGGTGTTCTATCAGAACTACATCGGCTCAATCGTGGACTGGTACGCGGCGACGCTGATGCACCGCGAGCCGGCACTGATGCTGGAAGGGACGGACGCAGGGGCGAAGAACTTCTATAGTCTGCTGTCGAACGACTGCGACTTGAAGGGCACGAGCCTGAGCGAGTTCTTCCGAAAGCAGTTTGTGGAAGCGCTGGTGTGCGGATCGAGCTACCTGGTAGTGGACTTTCCGCGCACAACGGGGCCGGCGTTGACGCGAGCGGAAGAAGACGCGGCGGGGACGTCGCGGGCGTACCTGGCTGAGTACGGGGCGGAGGAAGTCATCAACTGGAACTACGACCCGAACGGCGGGTTGGACTGGGTGGTGATCCGGACCTCGTGTTTACAGCAGTCGAAAGTGACGGACGCGAGGTGGGAAGAGGAAACGCACTGGATCTACTACGACCGGGAGAACTTCGAGGTTTACCGAAAGGCGGGCGAGGGGAAGCCGATCGAGAAGATCGACGGAGGCCGGCACGCGCTGGCTTCCTTGAACCGGGTGCCGCTGTTCCAGATGCGGGTGAGCGAGGGGTTGTGGCTGATGAACAGAGCCGCGCTGCTGCAACTGGAACACTTCAATAAGTCGAATGCGCTGGGGTGGGCACTGACGATGGGGCTGTTCGCGATGCCGGTAATCTACTCGGAACGGGACTGGAACCAGATCGTGGGCGAGTCGTACTACATCCAACTTGGACCGGAAGACCGGTTTGGATGGACGGAGCCGGAGGGGAAGGTCTACCAGATTGCGGCGGACAACCTGGTGCAGATGAAAGACGAGATATACCGGGTGTGTTACCTGAACAACCAGGCGATGGGTGGGGCATCGAGCTCGTCTAACCAATCGGCGCTGGGCAAGCAACTGGACTTCGCGACGACGGCCGAGGTGCTGGGCGCATTCGGGACAACGGTCCGGGAAAGCATGAAGCAGGTGTTGTGGGCGATAGCGGCGGCGCGACAGGACGAGATCTCGGTCGATGTCGCAGGGATGGACGAGTTCGACATCGACGATTTCGGCACGGAGTTGGATAATGCGCAGAAGCTGCTGAGCCTGGGGGTCCACTCGCCGACGCTGACTAAGCAGATCTACAAGCGGCTGGCGTTCCAATACCTGGCCGACGCACGGCAGGAAGTGAAGAGTCGGGTGGCGGAAGAGATCGAAGAGGCGGCGGACTAAGGTGGCGGAAGACGCTGGCAGTGTTGTCAGGCCGGGCGCGGGTGGCGACACCAGAGTAAGTTGCGAGGGGATTCGGGGAGAGGGGTGTATGGAAGGAATCGACGTCCAATCGGTGGTAAGGCAGGCGATCCAGGAATTCGTGAACAACGAACAGGCCAAAGCCGAGCCGGCGCAGAAGGCAGAGTTACAGGAAGAGAGGCGACGGCGGGAGCAACTGGAGCGCCGCGTGAACGAGCTGGTGGAGGAGAACAAACGCAGCCGGAAGATGGCGGAGGAGGCTGAACGCGCGTCGGCGGTGCGGGCGGAACTGCAACGTCTGGGTGTGGCGAAGGTGGATCTGGCCTTCAAAGCGGTGCAGGACGATATCGTGCGGAGCGAGGACGGGCGGCTGGTGGCGCGGGGCGAGAGCGGGGAGGTGCCGGCGCGCGAGTACCTGGCGACGTTTGTAAGAGAGAATCCGGAGTTCCTGCCGGCGCGCATACCCGGGGGGAGCGGGATGGCGGGGATGCTGAAGAGTCCGGCGAGCGGAGGCGAGGCGGTGACGCTGGACCGAATCCGGCCGGGCATGAGCGCGGAAGACATGCGGCGGGTACGAGAGGAAATCGTGCGCGTGGCGTCGCAGACCCTAAAGGGTCTGTAGTAACAATCCCGGCCAGCAAGGCCGGCAAGAACAAACCAAGGAGAGAGAATGGGAGCAATTACAAACAGTAACGTCGCAAACGCGATTGTGAAGCTGGTGGCGGCGGACGCTTTGCCGGTGCTGGTGGGAAACCTGGTGATGGGGAACCTGGTTAATCGCGATTACGAACCGGTGCTGGCGAATGCGGGGGATACGGTCAACGTGCCGATTCCGCCGACGCTGGTAGCCAACAACATCGCGGCCGGCGGAACGGTCACGCTACAGAATCCGAGTCTGGGCAACGCGCAGATAGTGCTGAACACGCACGCGGAAGCGACTTTCCAGATTCCGGACGTGACGAAGGTGCTGGCGGTGCCGGACCTGCTGAAGATCTACATGCAGCCGGCGGTGGCGGCGATTGCGCAGAGCATCGAAACGAGCCTGCTGGGCCTGTACGCGGGATTCACGACAAACCCGGCGGTTGGGACGGCGGGCGTGGCGCTGACGGAAGGCACAGTGGACGCGGCGGAAACGGCGCTGTTTCTGGCCAAGGCGCCGCCGAACGAGCCGAAGTACATCGTGGTGGACTCGGCGGCCTACTCGGCATGGCGGCAGATTCCGCTGTTCGAAGAGTTCCAGACGGCGGGTGCGGCCGGCCTGGCGGCATTGATCGACGGGACGATCGGCAAGTACAAAGACTTCTACATTTTCCGGTCGCAATTCGTGCCGAAAACGGGGAGCGCCCCGATCAACACACACAACCTGGCGTTCACGCGGGACGCGATTGGCCTGGTGGTTCGCAGGCTGCCGCAGCCTCTTCCTGGAACGGGGGCGATTGCGGAGTACGCCGAACTGGGTAACTTCGGCGTGCGGGTGGTGATGAGTTACCAGCCGAACACGCTGGCGCAGCAGTTCACAGTGGACGTGCTGTACGGGTGCGGCGTGCTGCGCAACGCATGCGGCGTGCAGGTAAACACGTAGTAGAGCGAAGCCGCGAAGCGGGCCGGCGACCGAAGCGATCGCCGGCCCGCAACAAGATGCGAGGGGAGCGGGATGGATCTGAGACTGTACTACCAGAAGATACGGGACATTGAAGCGAGTATTACCGAGCCATTTCCGGTGATCGAGAGTTTCGAAACGCCGGACGGGGGCGCTGCTGGCAGGCTAACCGAGGTGACGCCAGCGCTGGCGGCGAAGTCGATCGTGGACGGGACGGCGCGGCTGGCGGAGAAAGCGAACGCGGTCGAGTTTCGCGAGGCGCGGGCCAAAGCCAAGCAGGCGGCG